CAGGCCGCTCGGTTCGCGGAGATGATGGAGCGGCAGATTTTTGAACAACTAGCCCGCACAGTTAATGCACGCCGGGAACGCGAGTACGGCGGCAGGGGCTTGACGGTGGAAGGGTTGCGCCATGCCGCCGATTTGATGCGCGGACGGTTTACGGCCAAAGTACCCAGAGACGACATGCCGATCCCTGCGCTGGCCGACATTAAACATCGCGTTATCGAACACTGTGGCTTGAAAGCTGAATTGCTCGACACGACAGAAAAGACATGGGCCGAAGGTGATACGATGCAGCACTGTTTCGGCAAGTCGTATTCGCAGAAGGTCGTCGCCGGTGATTATATCGCGTATCACATTAGCGGCGGGCGGTTGCCAAAGTCCGGCCTGACACTCGGTTTTTCGAAAGCGGGAGATAAATGGGCGTTCGATCAGATTAAAGGTAAGAAGAACGACACGGCGCATTGCCGTCACCCTGAAGTGCTGGAAATGATCGAGCATGTTCATAAGCTGATCGGCAAAGCATCTCGCCGTTTGCCTGATGAAGTCTCCGCCCGTATGGAAATTCGTGCGGACTATATGGCTGGTGCTGTCCGAACGCAGGCTAACACGATAAGGGTTACTTCAGATGCCTAATAAAAATGATCGCATAAAGCCCGGAGCGTTGAAGCGTCTATCCGACGCTCTGGGGGATGATAAAAAGATAGGCGAGTTACTGGACGGTTTAGCGCCGCTGAAGCGTCCGCGATACGATCACCGATCAATGATGTGGGTGGTCGAACGAGAAGGGAGATCGGAACACCGTTTCGATACCCAAAGTGAAGCTGAAGATTACTACAACGAGGAGAAAAACAAATGCTAAAGATCATAGGCCAGCACGACGACAATACCATTGCGCAAGCAAAGAACGTGCTGGCACATGGCGCGGATAAATTCGTGCTGTGCGCGGACGGCCACATGGGATACGGCCACCCTATCGGCGGTGTTGCCGCATACAAAAATCGCATCTCGATCAGCGGCGTCGGCTTTGATATCGCGTGCGGTAACATGGCGGTGAAGTTGCCGATCATGGCAAAAGACATCAAGCTGGAAGACTGGTACATCATTGGCCGTAAAATCTCACAGGCCATTTCGTTCGGTGTAGGGCGCGTCAACGCCACCCCGGTAGAAGCTGCGTTTTTGGATACCGACGCAAACTGGAACAACGAAGCGCTGATCGGACTGAAAGACCTTGCGGCCGCACAACTCGGAACAGTCGGATCGGGCAATCATTACGTCGATGTCTTCTCCGATCAGGACGGTTTCGTTTGGATCGGTGTGCATTTCGGATCGCGCGGTCTCGGCCACAAAGCCACCACCCACTTTCTGAAAAAGATCGGCGCGAAAGATGACATGAACGCCGATCCTGCTATCGTCGATCTGGACAGCGATCTCGGCCAGAATTATTTCGAAGCCATGACGCTCGGCGGCCAATACGCCTACGCTGGCCGCGAGTGGGTGTGCGACGAAGTATCGCGCATCATCCAAGGATCGACAGCCCGGCTGGATCAGGTTCACAACCACCACAATTTTGCGTGGATTGAAGAGCATGACGGTGATAAATATTTTGTCGTCCGCAAAGGCTCGACCCCGGCGTTCCCGAACCAGCGTTCGTTTATCGGCTCTACGATGGCGGACGTGTCGGTGATCGTGCGCGGGCTTGATACGCCGCAAGCGAAAGAGAACCTGTATTCCACCGTTCACGGCGCAGGGCGCGTCATGTCGCGCACGCAAGCGGCCGGGAAGGTAAAGTGGAAGGGCGGACAACGCGTGCGCGTCAGTGAAGGTCTTATCAACGAAGAAGACATGCGTAAACGCGTCGCAGATAAAGGCGTGTTCCTATTTGGCGCAGGCGCAGACGAAGCACCTGATTGCTACAAGAAACTTGACGAGGTTCTGGCGTATCACAACGACAGCATCGCCGTCGAGACCCGGCTGACACCGATTATCGTGTGCATGGCCGGGGCCAACGAGTTCGATCCTTACAAGGATTGATTGAACGCAACCAGCATAAGGAGAATATCATGGCTGCAAAAACCAAAGCGAAACCGGCCGCTAAGAAATCTAAGCCGGTTAAAAAAGCCGCCCCTAAAAAGGCAGCGCCGAAAAAAGCGGCGGTAAAAAAGACTGCCGTTCCTAAAAAGGCGACAGTCAAGAAAGCTGTTACGCCGCGCAAACCGCGTCGCACGAAACTCGAAAAGGGTCTCGCTGAAATCGCCGGTGAAACGGCGGCAGGCAGTAAACGAATTGTTGCCCGCTCGGACTGGTTCATCGTCAACATCTATGTCGATAATGGATTTGTGTTCGGTCTGGCAAACGATCAGCGAGTGTATCGCTGGAACACCCGATCTGCTTTGTGGGTACTCCACAAAGAAGGTCTTCAACCCTAGAAGGAGAACGTCATGGCAAAAACCGCTGTGAAGAAAAAGCCTGCGGCGAAAGCCCCGGCAAAGAAGGCTCCGCCGCCGAAGGCGAAGCCCGCACCGAAAACAGCCGCAACCGCCAGCGCGGAAAGCGGCCATAATTCCGGTGTGAACAAATCGGCGCTACGGAGTGTCGTGGATCGGATCGTGCGTCTCGAAGAAGAGAAGCGCGGCTTGACGGAAGACATCAAGGAGATCATTGCTGAAGCGAAGGCGAAAGGTTTTGTTCCTAAAATCATTCGCAAGATCGTCGCAATCGAATTGGCCGACAAAGAAAAACTCCGCGAGGAAAAGGAAATGCTCGACCTGTATCTGTTCGCGTTTGATCCCGAACTCGCAGATGTGCTTTCATAAAGGAATTATGCGGGCATGGATGGCTCCGTGGCCCGTGTGATCGCTGCTGGCAGACCAGCGTAATCGTCTGCCAATTTTCTCTAGGGGGATATCATGAGCAAAAAACTGAAACCGCAATTCGATAAAGTCGTAGTCGTCATGCCGAACGGCAAATCTGTTCTATTGGCGCAGGCCGAACTGAAGCCGGGGTTGAGATGATATACGAACACGAACTCTGGGCCAAAGATCGTAAGAACAAAAACCGCATAGAGATGACGCGCGTGACGCCGACAGGCAGCCGCAAGATTAAACTCGAAACGTACAAAAGACATGTGGCCGCGTGGGAAGCCCGCCTGCGCCGGGCGAAGCCCCGCAATAAACAGATGCTACATCTGATAAATAAATTCGGCGGTATCGTGCCGTTCTCCCTCGCCGTTGGCAAACACCCTGACTGGATACTCTACCACTGGCTCGGCGTTCCGAAACGCGGCCCTGTGCGCACGGATAAAAATGGGTTGTTGGTTATGGGGTATATCGTGCGCCTGCTGCAAGCGGCGCGGGCTTTCGGTGTCATGCTGAAACCTGAAGATTTATTTCCCGACCTTATCGAAGACGGCGTGTTGAAAAATCCTTATACGAACCCGGAGTTAAAATCATGGTGGACAGCGATGGAGCCAGACGTGAAGTTGCAGCAGTTAGAAACGCAGATCGCAGAATTGTTGGAGGAATAGTCTTGAGCAGGAAAAATTGTATCATAGGGATTGATCCCGGTCTGTCAGGTGGCATCGCCGTCTATGATCCGGCCGCAAAGAAATTGGTGACGGTGTTCGCAATGCCGATCATCACGACCCAGAACGGCCGTCATACGGATCGCAACATCGACATCAACAAACTGGCGCTATTTATCTCGGATGCTGTCATGGAATATGGCGTCGATAACATCGTGGTCGAGAAAGTACATTCGTCGCCGCAGATGGGCTTGGCGTCGGCATTCAAATTCGGAGAAGGTTTCGGCATCGTCCGGGCTGTCGCCGAACTCTATGTTCCTAATTGCCACTACATCTCGCCGCAAAAATGGAAAGCACGCATGATGCTTTCGACGGACAAAAAAGGTTCGGTGGAAGCGGCCAGAAAACTGTTTGGCACGTCCCCTTGGTTCGTTCACTCGTCGAAAGATGGTTTGGCCGAAGCTGCACTGATCGCCCATTACGCCGCACGCGATATCGTCACAACCCCCGTTGAAGAGGAAGACCCGCTATCATGACAAAACATTGGTCTGAAGTAATGCAATGCCGCTGCGGGATGCGTTTTCGAACGGCGATAGCTGAAGCGCAACACCGCCATAATTTTCCAGCACTGTGTCGTAAACCCAAACCAGCGAAGGAGAAGAAAGAATGTCGTCGCACGTCAAAGACATAAAGGACTTAATACGCAAAGCGCGAAAGAATGGGTGGCAAATAGAATTAACGAACGGCGGCCACTATAGGTGGACGTGGACGAACGGGGAATTTTTTTATATGCGCACAAACACCGGGGGATTACCGTGTTATCAAGAAAATAAAATGTCGATTACGAAACGCCGAAACGGGAAGACCTATACGGCGCTGAAACTTTAATATACAATCCAACACGAAAGGAAGACTGTCATGACCGACGAAGTAAATCACCCTGCCCACTACACGTCACACCCATCTGGTGTGGAGTGTATCGACATCACCCGTCACATGACGTTCAATATCGGCAACGCCATTAAATATCTCTGGCGTGCCGGACTGAAATCCGAAGCGACCAAAACGCAAAAAGAAAAACACCTTCAGGATTTGCAAAAAGCCGCTTGGTATATCAACGATGAAATCACAAAACTCAAAGGAGAAATTGAAAATGGCGACCAAAAAGAACTCTTCGAAAACCACGTCAGCACGCCGCAAGGCGCAGCCCAACGTGTCGAACTCACGCGCGAAAGAGACCGTTGCCCCCGCTGCGGAAAAACAGAAGACCACATTTGCGACATCACCTACGGTGGTTGACGGCTACAAAGTGTGGCGCATTAAAGAACTGTCGGACATCGCGGCTGTCGATGAATGGCAGATGGATAAATGCCTGCATTTCCTGTCGCATCTGATCCGTAAATGCCGCATCATGAAACGCCGCCTGCTGGAATTCACTTATCACGAACAGGGGCGCATCTCATACGTCATGGAAGACCTTGAAACCGGAGAGATCATCTCCGAGCCGAAAGAAGTTGCCCCCGTCGAAATCGAAGAAGACCCACTCGCTTAATTCATGAAACTATATCCGTATCAATGGGAAGGAGCCGAATGGCTTGCTTCCAGAGAACGCGCTTTGCTGGCGGACGAACCGGGCCTTGGCAAAACGGCGCAGATCATTGTCGGCGCTGATCTCGCTAGGGCCAAACAAATCTTGGTTGTCCCGCCAGCGTCGGTGCGTTCGGTGTGGGATCGTGAATTCAAAATCTTCTCTATGTGGGGACACGACGTTACGATCTTCGATAGTGTCGAGAAATTCAAAGCCGGGCCGCAGCGCGGTGTCAACGTCATCAATTACGATCTGCTGACACGCGGGTTCAACGAAAAGAATTTTGGCTTTAACCAGTACATGAAAAAATGGCTTGCGCCGTGGTGGGATTTGATCGCTGCGGACGAAGGCCACATGATGAAGGAACGCGAAAGCCTGCGCACACGCGCCGTCCTCGAAAACCGGGGGCTGCATGGCCGCACAGATCGTTTGTGGATTGCGACAGGTACACCGATGCCGAACCATCCGGGCGAACTGTGGACGATCCTCGCGGCAATGGGCGCTACGGATTTGTCGTACACGGAATTCATAAATAAATATTGCACATTCGGCGACTTCGGATATTCGAAGAACCAACCGAAGGGCGCAAACCCCGCAACGGAAAAAGAACTAAACCAACTATTGAGGTCTGTCATGAAACGTCGATACAAAGCATTGGTCATGCCGCAACTACCGCCGATCCGGGTTGATGACTTCCCGCTGCCGGAAACGAAAATCAAGATCGAGCAGTTCTTCGAAGATGCGCTTGGTGATAAATCGACAACGATGCGCAAGATCAAAGAGCAGGAAGAATTTGTTACCGAAGTTTGGCAGCGTGCCATCGGCACAGGCGGCAAGATGACGATGATGGATATGATTAACGTGCTGGAAAGCGTCGGCCCGTCTGTCGCGCTCTATCGCCGTTGGCTCGGCGCGGTCAAGGCGTCCGCATTCTTGCCTATCGTCGAAGATGAATTGAAAAATAAAGGTGTGGATAAAATTGTTATTTTTGCGCACCACAAACAGGTCATTCAGTTTTTGAAATTGCGCCTGAAAGAATACAACCCGCAAGTCATCGACGGCTCTTCGAACTCCGCTGGTCGCCAGCGGGCCGTAGAAGTCTTCCAGAGCGATCCGACAGCGCGGGTATTCATCGGCAACACTCTGGCCGCAGGCACAGGGATCACGCTTACGGCCGCGCATGAGGTCGTTGTACTGGAACCTGATTGGGTTCCGGCCAATAATGCGCAGGCCATCATGCGCTGTCACCGCATCGGCCAAAAGAATGCTGTGCGTGCGCGGTTCGTACGTCTGGCCGATACGCTGGACGACTACATTTCAGATACGCTGGCCCGCAAAACCAGAGAAATTGTTCGGATTGTTGATACCCCTTGACAGGGAAACAGTAATCACGAATAATCACGAAATCGGAAAGGTTCCCTTTTCGTGTTTTACCAACCGGCCCATCCGGGCCAGATCATCAAAATGGAGAAACATCATGATCGAACTGAAACTTACCTTCCCCACAATCGACGATGCACTGGAAGCTGTTCAAAAGCTGTCTGGCGTCACGACATCTTCCGTCAGCATCGACGATGATACCCCGGCCAAGCCGAAGAAAGCCACGCCGAAAGCCAAAGCTGAAGCCGCGACCAAAGAAGCATTCGAAGATGCGCCGAAGGCCGGTAAAAAAGGCGGCAAGAAAAAAGCATCCGCTCCGTCCGTCGAAGAACTGAAAGCCCACATCCTTGAACACGCGCCTGACGGCCCCGATCAGCCGGAAGCCATCAAGGAATTCGTGCGCAGCTTCGGCGTATCGAAGATCAGCGATCTGACGGAAGCGCAGCGCCAAGAAGCGTTCGACACAGCGGAAGACTATTTCGCTGGCGACGATGAAGGCGAAGAGGAAGAAGACCCGATGGCGTAAGCCGGGTTGTTTTCCCAGATGGGCGGTGCGCCGAGCAGTTCGCCGCCCATCGAGAAAAACAATTCATGGCGGGGGAGCCATCTTGACCGATCAATTACCAAAACATTCGCCCATCGGGGCATCGGGAATGAAGCGCTGGAAAAATTGTCCCGGCAGCGTTCGCCTGTCGCGCGATGTTCCTAAATACTCTTCCGCCTATGCTGAAGAAGGAACGCAGGCGCATGAACTGGCCGAAGCCATTCTCGTTGCCAAGCGAGATCGCAAACCGCTGCCCGACATGATGGAATACGAAGAAGAGATGATCGAAGCTGTCGGCATCTATGTCGATCACATGATCGCGCTTCAGCGTCCCGGATGTATTCAACTCTATGAACACAAATTCCACCTAGCATCGATCCACCCCGATCTCTTCGGCACGTCTGACGGTGTGACGTATTATCCCGGCGAAAAACTGCTTATCATCTCCGATCTGAAATATGGCGCAGGCGTTTACGTTGATGTCGTGAAGAACGAGCAGTTGATGTATTACGCAACGGGCGCTGTGCTGACACTCGGTTTCGCTGTTGACCGCGTGCGCATCGAAATTATCCAACCACGCATCAACACGGCCGAAGCAATCCGTCCGTGGGAATGTGACATTTTCGACATCTTGGAATTCGCCGACGAACTACACGGTTACGCGCTGAAGACCGAAGACCCGAATGCACCGCTGGCCGCAGGCGATTGGTGTAAGTGGTGTCCGGCCGCGCCGGTATGTCCGCTTCTCAAAACACAAGCCCGCGCTCTGGCGCAACGCGTATTCGCGCCGTCGAAGAAAGATATCGATTATACCGAACTAGCTGACACGCTTGACTGGTTGCCTGTGTTGGAGAACTGGATCAGCGCCACGCGCGAGTTCGCCTATAACCGCGCAATGGCGGGTACGAGAATTCCACGGCACAAGATTGTCAACAAACGCGCCACGGCCAAGTTCGTGAATGAGATGAAGGCGCTGAAGGCGGTATCGAAAAAGACAGGCATCCCGCTGGCCGATCTCTATGTCGTAAAGCGCAAAGCGATGTCGCCCTCACAGATTAAACAAATCCCCGCAGAAAATATGCGTGTAAAGAAAAAGGATTTGGAAAAGTTTCTCGAAGACTTCATTGAACGTAAACCGTCAGGTCATGCGCTGGTGCATGAAAGTGATGACCGACAGGAAGTTCAGCAAGTCAGCGCGAAATCGGTATTCTCTGCAAGCCGAACCGATATTGCGGAACTATCATAACCATCGATAAGAAAGGAACATCGATATGTCTGGATATGCTAAATACTCTTGCGTGACACCGACCTTCCGGGCGGCGTTCGTCAACCTCTTCGAACCTAAAAAGAACGATGAAGCGGAAGCGGGCGCAAAACCGAAGTACGGCGTCACCATGTTGTTCGATGAAAGCGAAGACCTTGCGGAAGTCAAACAGTTGGCAACCCAACTGATGACCGACAAGTTCGGCGAGAAATCGAAATGGCCGAAGGGCTTCAACAAGCCGTGGCGCGATCAGGGCGAAAAGGATAAGAACAATCCTGATGCCGAAGGAAAAACCTATGACGGTTTTGAAAGCGGCAGCCTGTTCATGAACGCGTCAACCGAGCAACAACCCGAAGTCACGGACGAAGGGCTGCAACCTGTTGTCAGCGCGAAGACCGTTTACTCCGGCTGCTATGCCCGCGCGTACATCACGCTGTTCTGGTACGAGAAAAAAGGAAACAAAGGTATCGGCGTTTCTCTCGGCCCGGTTCAAAAGATGGACGACGGCGAACCGCTCGGTGGTTCCGCTCCTGCGGCCGCATCCGTATTTTCGCCTGTCAAGCACAACTCGAAGAAAGCGGCGTCCGCTGCGTTCGACGAGGATGACGACGAAGACCCAATGGCCTAACCGCCATCTCCCGGCGCTGGCCCCGACGCATTGTATCGGGGCATCTCTTTAACTCCTATGTTCTTAATGTTCTCAAATGACAAAAGCACTCCACATCGATTTTGAAACGCGCTCCGTCGTCGATCTTAAAAAGTTCGGCGTGGATATCTATTCGCGTCACCCATCGACGGACGCGTGGTGCATGGCTTGGGCGTTTGATGACGAGCCAATTCAGTTATGGCGCATGGGCGAACCGATCCCCGGCCCGGTGGCCGCATGGGTACGCGCAGGCGGAAAGGTCGTCGGCCACAATGTCAATTTCGAATGGCACATCTGGAACAACGTCATGCGCGTGAAGTACGGCTGGCCGGTTCTCAAAATATCACAACTCGATTGCACGATGGCGCGGGCTTACGCAATGGGGCTACCCGGCGCACTGAAGAATTTAGCGAAGGCGCTTGATGTTACATCGCGCAAAGACATGGGCGGCCATGCCCTGATGATGAAGATGGCGAAGCCCCGCAAGATCAACGACGACGGATCGATTGTCTGGTGGGATGAAGAAGACAAACAACAACGTCTCGGCGCATATTGCGTCATTGACGTTCAAGTCGAGCGCGAATGCGACGATAAGCTGTCGCCGTTATCAGATCAGGAACACGCAATGTGGCAACTTGATCTGCGGATCAACGCACGCGGTATTGGTGTTGATCGCGCTGCCATCGAACAGACGATGCACTTGGTCACGCGCGAAATGCGCAGGCTGGATGGCCGCATGAACAAATCGACCAACGGCGAAATCCAGCGCGTCAATCAGGCCAAGGCGCTACTCGCGTGGTGCAAAGCGTACGGTGTCGAGATCGACAGCTTGCGCAAAACGTCAGTTAAGAACATCCTCGAACAGAACGATTTGCCGTGGGCAGTTCGTGAAGCACTAGAGATCAGATCGAACTCCGCTAAAATTTCCGTGTCGAAGTTGGAGACCATGATGAATTGGTCTTTGGCCGATGGTCGTGTGCGCGGGCAGTTCCAATATCACGGAGCGACGACAGGCCGCGCGGCCGGACGTGGTGTGCAGTTGCATAATCTCCCCCGGCCGGAGCCGGATTGGGAAGACCCCGATTTTCAAGATCGCCTTATCACCGGCATCACGAACCAGACAATCGACGAAGAATATATCGACGAATGGCATGGCCCGTTCATGCGTGTCATCTCGTCTTGTGTTCGTGGGTATCTGATCCCAAGTGAGAACAAAGAATTTATCGGCGCTGATTTGAAGAACATCGAAGGCGTCGTGCTGGCGTGGCTGGCG